TCACTCCAGCGTGGACATTATGTGGACACTATGGGAGTCAACACCACCACGTAGCGGATTGAGGGAAACAGCATCTTGAAGATACTCCGGGGCAAAGTGCGCATAGACCATTGTCTGCTCTATTCGTGAATGTCCCAGTATTCTCTGCAAGGTGATGATACTCCCGCCGTTAATCATAAAGTGGGTAGCAAAACTGTGACGCAATGCGTGAGTTGCTTGCCCGTCCGGTAGATCCGGTTTTACATCTTTCATTGTTCGCCTGAACTTCGGGTATGAGGCATCAGGGAACAGATAACCCTTACCCGCAATCATTACAGCTACTTCCTCAGAGATAGGGACAGTGCGCGGTTTGTTTGTCTTTGTTTTAACGAACGTCACCCGATTCTGTATTACGTTCTCAGCTTTCAGTTTCGCAGCTTCACCCCATCGAGCGCCGGTACTTAAACAGAGAATCGCGATTTTCTTGTTGTCCCCGTCAAGGTTGGCAAGCAACAATGTTATTTCTTCCTGCGTCAGATATCCGGTTTCTGGTTTCTGCTCCTTGAGCTTTTTCATACCTCTGAAAGGATGTTCACCAAAAAACAACTCCGCATCAATTAGTGCAGTAAACATGCCACTCAGGCAGGTAAGGTCGCGGTTTATACTGGCCGGTTTTATGCCTTGCCCTCTGCGAGTCATGCTGTACTGGCTAATAAGCGCTTTGGTTATCTGGAATGCGCAAGGGTCATCAGTGATCCGAGTAAATATTTCAATCTTACCCAAATTGGATTTTCCGTGTTCTTCATGCTTACCTTTCAGATCCCACCAGACTTTTGTTAACTCAGACAGATGCCGCTTATCTGTCGGTTTAGCCAGCCATTCTTTATCGTGATGGTTGTATTGAGTGTGTTTCTCAAAAGCTACAGCCTCACTTTTCTTGTCAAATTTCCTGCGGATGCGCTTTCCGTTGCGCCCTGCAGGTCTAACGTCCACTTCGTATCGACCATCATCGAGTTTCTTAATTGTCATAAGAAAACCCTCCGAGGGTGCGTTTACTTTTTGTTGTTAACTGCTTGTTTTTACAAGATGAGTATTTTTCAGCCAGTAATAAACACTTTTCAAAAATGTATCTGCGGTAAAGCGTTAACCAGTCTTTTGGTCTGAGTGCTGCGAGTTTGTTGTTTCTTGCCCAAAGTGTGCGAGTGCCGGTGCAATCTGCCCGGATTCAGGAGAAATTTGGTCAGTCATGAACCAAAGCGTGTATTTCATGAACTGAGGCATCTTCAAAATTTTCATCATCACATCTGTGGGGGGGGTCGAACGCCCACTTTCGTAATAGCTTAAGGTTCCGTAAGGAATTCCTGTTAAATCAGCAAGTTGCTGCCTGCTTAGATATTCAGACTTGCGTATGAGTACAAGTTTTTCATTTAACGCGTTTGACATAGTGTTTAGATCTCAATACCATTTGGTTTAGATGTAGATAGTTTTGTGTTTAGAAATGCACACAATTAGTCACTATAAGACATTAGAAGCGATTCTTAAATGTTTGAGGGGTCTTTATCATGGCGAAGCAAATCGCGTTACAAACAGATGCAGTGCCATATCAGGAGTTTGCAAGACTGATTGGCAAATCGGAGCGTGCTGTAAAGGGAATGATTGATAAGGGAAAATTGCCAGTAATTGAAATGACAGATCCTCAGTCAGCGTCTGGCCGTGCTGGAGAGTATTGGGTCTATCTCCCTGCCTGGAACAACGGAATGAAACTTGCGTATGAAAGCCGTCCGAAAGCGATTAGGGAAGGGTGGCTAATGTGGTTGGGCTTAGGGTCTTAACCGGTTGAAATACATCGCTCAGTTGGTGAATGGCTAGCTGACCAGTCGGCATAAGGGGGGAGAAATGGAACATCAGTCGAAAACCATAAAAGTAGCTTTATTCCGTGGTGAATTAGACGAAATGACACTTTCTAATAGTCTTGTTATTCCACGAAGTCTGCGTAAGTGGGTGAATAGCGAAGAGCTCAAAAGTGAACCAGTGTTTATTGATGGCGATGATTTAGTTTTTCGCAGCACTGATGGCTCAGTTGAAATACTACGCCTTGACTTGATACAGCTTCTTTCTGATAACTACGGCCGCATGAAAGAAAGGGCTATAGGGATAAGTATTGATAATCGTTTATATCTGGCGCGCTGTGTGAGAGAAAAGGCGCGAGAGCTAGGAATTACGCTAATGAGCAAGGACGATTGGGATGACATTTTTAATGTGATGGTACGGCCGCATCGTTCCCAAAAAGCCGTACCACATGAATTAGACGCTTAGTGGTTTATATCAATAAACCCTTGAAGATGATTTAGTTTTTTTGAGTGAGCTAATTCTCTTAACTTAATTGTCAATACATCGACTTGATTCGATTTTTCCACGTCACCCATTGGGGTTGGTAGAGACTCAATTAATGCTACGGCTTGTTCAAGAGTGGTAATTAATTCATTAAGTTTTTGATTGTTCACTTTTTACCTCTTAGTGGTGGAGTTGTTTTTGGCGATTCAATCCTACCACAAGACCATGTGCCGGGCATGGACAAAACCCGGCTACTTAATGGAGGATTTATGCAAGAACCACGTTGTATTGCTCAGCTACTTCGTAAGGAAAGTCCCCAGCCTATGGCGTTCAATATTACTCATGGTAAGGGACGTAAAGGCATCATCATCCGCACCCGTAAGCCGGGATTTTTTGCCATGGCTAAACGCTTCATAAAATCCAGAGGGCTATCGTTATGACGGTTATGACCCTTGCCATTGTGGACAAACAGCCAGAAGGATTGCGTAGCCTGATTGGTAAATATCTTGCAGCGCCCCGCTGGCAGGATAGCTGTGATTTTTACAATCAAATGATGGAGCGTGATCGGCTGACTGTTTGCTTCCACGCACAGTTAAAACAGCGCCACGCAACGATGCGTCTCGAAGAAATGAATGATGTAGACCGGGAGCGTCTGGTGTGCGCTATCGATGAATTGCGTGCTGCATTTTCTAAACGTCGTCAGGTTGGCTCAAGTGAGTCTGCATATATTAGTTTTCTAACGGTTAGCCAACGGCGGTCTTTGTTTTTACATGCAGGGTTAAGTGAGGTTGAATTTAATCAGCCTTACTGGCGTATTAATGAAGAATTATGTTGTTGGCGTGAAAATTTATTTCGTGCTTTACGTGAGTTGTTTAGCCTGTTTGAGTATGCGCCGACGATATTAACATCGGTCAAGCCTGAGCAATATTTGCATTAATTAAATAATCTAAATTTTAAACGCACTTGATTGTGCGGGACTTCTTTTTGTCTGGAGAAAGTCATGCTTACAGGAATGGAAAAGCAAAGCAGCAACTTTTCTTTATTGCTTCAACAAGCCAGAGCAGAAGCGCAGGCCGATGCGGCGACTACATTCTCATCTCATCTGGATAAACTGATTCAACATATCGTTACGCAGGAGTTGGGGCGTGTTGAGATTGTCGAGTTACTCAGTCAGGAATCAACGGTACTTCATAACGCAGGTCTCGTCCGTAGGGAGGCTGTTTAATGTCTGTGCTGAAATCTGTGATTCTTAATAGCTGGTTAAAAGTTGCAGTTCTCAAAAATGGTGATTTATCTCTGTCTGACCTTAAACATGATAAAGACACCGGCGCTATGGTTGAGTCTGTTATTGCCATTTATTCGAATGAATTAAATCTCTGTTCTGATGTTGTCGGCTTGCTCGTCAATCGTGCTATTTATCTCAAAAAAATAACCACGGCGGATGAATTAATAAAATTCATGGCTGAACAATCTACATGTTGCGCCTGTGAACTGAAAAAATTAAATCGTAAAGGTGATGAATAATGTCAATTTATATTGAGGTGGGCGACCGTTTCGTCGTCATTAGTGACCAGTTTCAATTTATTTTGAAGGAAAAGAAAACCGCAAAATCAGGAAAGAACGCCGGTAAAGAGTGGCTCGGTGTTGTTGGTTATTATCCAACAATTTCCAGGCTCGTATCTGGTCTGATATTACACGGCATCCTGACCGGTGAGGCGGCCAGTTTTGCGGAAATTGGCGAGCAGGTCGAGCATATTGGTCAGCAGTGTCAGACCGCGTTTTCTGCTAATGGCCGTTGAATCTCGGGGGCAAGTTGCCTCTTCGTTACTGCCAAAAATATCTAAGCGCACCGGCGACACGTTCGTCGGCGCTTACTCATGGAATGCCCCTCAAGCGGCCATCGGTCGTGACAGACCCCTTACACGTGCCGAATTCCGTCAGGTGCAAGGTGTTTTATATCGAATCGACCGCCTCCCTTTTTTCCTGAAAACACTGTTTAACTCTCGTTATAACTTCATTAGACGAAGCAAAAGCCCTCTCGATGGGCTGTATTTCCTAAGAAACACTTTTGAGCGGAAACTGTTACCCCGACTTGAACGTGTTAACGAGCTGTGCGGGATGAATGATTCTGTCTCGCGCGGCTTTCTGTCTGAGCGTGATGAATATACGCGCCTGCCTGATATGAATGACAAAGAGCTTAAGAAATTTGCGGCCAGAATTGCGTCACAACTCTGGAGCAAATATGAGGATCTGAGCGACGAATGGGCGGAGGCTTTTGGGGGCAAAGACTGTCTCTACACCGATGAGGCGCAGGCGCATTTATACGGTCAGCTCGCGGGGATTGCTCGTGCGTTTAATATTACGCCGTTGTACTGGAAAAAATACCGCAAAGGTCAGATGACGATCCGCATGGCGTTTTCTGCAGTCGCCCGGATGATTAACGATGAATGGTGGACAAATCAGCTTAAGGCGCAGCGGATGCGCTGGCGCGAGGCGTTATTGATTGCCGCCGGTGAGGTTAATAAAGACCGCTCGCCGTATGCCAGTAAAATGGCGATCCGCGATGTTCATGCTCGCCGCCTGGCTAATCTCGAATACCTCAAATCCTGTGAGCTGGAAAACAAAGTAACCGGTGAGCGTATCGACCTCATCAGTAAGGTTATGGGAAGTATTTCTAATCCTGAAATCCGTCGTATGGAGTTGATGAACACCATCGCAGGGATTGAGCGATACGCGGTCAGTGTGGGGGATGTCGGGATGTTTATCACCATCACCTCACCCTCGAAATATCATCCGACGCGTCAGATCGGGAAGGGCAAAGATAAAACGGTGCAGCTTAATCACGGCTGGAATGAAAGTGCATTCACCCCTAAAGATGGCCAGCGCTATCTGTGCCGAATCTGGAGCCTGATGCGTACCGCTTTCAAAGATAATGACTTGCAGGTCTACGGCATGCGGGTGGTTGAACCGCACCACGACGGGACGCCGCACTGGCACATGATGCTGTTTTGCAAACCCGATCAGCGTAAAGCCATCACCGAGATTATGCGCCGGTATGCTCTCAAAGAGGACGGCGACGAAAGAGGAGCGGCGAAACAACGCTTTGAATCTAAACACCTCAATCGCGGTGGCGCAGTCGGTTATATCGCTAAATACATTTCAAAGAATATCGATGGTTATGCCCTCGATGGTGCGATCGATAAAGACACTGGCAAGCCACTGAAAGACACCGCCGCAGCCGTTACCGCGTGGGCGTCAACATGGCGCATTCCTCAATTCAAAGCTATTGGCCTGCCGACAATGGGCGCATATCGAGAGCTGCGAAAGCTACCGCGCGGCGTGAGTATCGCCAGTGATTTTGACGACCGTGTCGAGGCTGCGCGAGCTGCTGCAGATGAGGGCGAGTTTGACCTGTATATCGCCGCGCAGGGTGGTGCGAATAAACCACGTGACAGTCAGACCGTCAGGGTCGCCCGTAAGGTGACTGATGAGGTCAATGAATACGAGGAAGATATCGAGAGAGTAGTCGGTATTTACGCCCCTCACCTCGGCGCAGGTCATATCCGTGTCACGCGATCTGAAGAGTGGCGCATTGTTCCAAAGGTTTTGGCCGTTGAGCCTTTGACCTTAAAAAGCGGCTCTGCCGCGCCTCGGAGTCCTGTCAATAACTGTGGAAAGCTCACCGTAGGTAGCGATCCAGTTATGACCCCCACATCGTCTGAGCAAGCCTTAGCGGTTTTGAATCTTATTGAGCGCGGGTTTATCGGTTGGAATGAACCTGATGTCGTACAAGCGCTCAACGACGCGTTAAAAGCTGGCGCACCGCGTAAAAGTCGCCTGCAAAGGAGCAATGCGCCGCTGAAAACCAGCGAAAAGGCGCCATCAGCCAGGATGACTAAAGCCGAAAGGGAGTGCGTCGCAAAAATTCGTTTCGATTTGGCTCAGGAGGGCATTACCCCGGAACGGTGGGTGCTCGACGTGCTGGCACGTGGGGCAACGGTGGTTTTTGGTGGAGTAAGGTATTGTTACTCACGCACGGATGATTTTTGTGAGGACATTAACTCATTGAATAACTGGGCTGTTAGTTAAAGTAAAATTGAATCATAATTCATTCCTAAAACAAATACTTAACCTGCCAAAAATCTGTTTGAAAGGGATGTTTATGCTTATATATCAAGGTGGTAGAGAAATTTATGAGGATGATTTCCGTTCTCATGTTTATTCGCTGTGCCAATTAGACAATGTAGGAGTGCTTTTAGGTGCTGGCGCTTCGGTTGGTTGCGGTGGGCAAACTATGAAAGAAGTCTGGAAGTCCTTTAAGCAAGACCATCCAGAACTTTTAACACTACTTATCGAACATTATCTTCTCGTTTCTAAGGCTGATTCAGATTCTGATTCAGTAAACGTCGAGCTGTTAATTGATGAGGCAACAAAATTTTTATCAGTAGCTAAAACAAGACGCAATGAGGCTGAAGAAAAAGAATTTAGAGCGATATTAAGTGCATTATACAAAGGAGTAACTAAAGCTGCATTACTAACAGGGGAGCAATTCAGGCAAAAAGATCAAGGAAAAAAAATACAGTTTAAATATCATAAAGAATTAATCTCAAAATTGATTTCAAATCGGCAGCCTGGTCAGTCAGCACCAGCACTTTTTACAACAAATTATGATTTGGCTTTAGAGTGGGCTGCGGAAGATCTCGGTATTCAGTTGTTCAATGGGTTCTCAGGGCTACACACAAGACAGTTTTATCCACAAAATTTTGATCTGGCTTTTAGAAATGTTAATGCGAAGGGAGAGGCTAGATTTGGTCATTACCACGCCTATCTTTATAAGTTGCATGGTTCTCTTACATGGTATCAAGATGATAGTTTGACAGTTAATGAAGTAAGTTCATCTCAAGCTTATGATAATTATATCAAAGATATTATAAATGAAGAAAATTATTATCGAGGCCAGCATTTGATTTACCCCGGAGCAAACAAATATAGCCATACAATTGGATTTGTTTATGGTGAAATGTTTAGGCGGTTTGGTGAGTTTCTTTCGAAATCTCAAACGGCTCTTTTTATAAATGGTTTCGGTTTTGGCGATTACCATATTAATAGAATAATATTAGGTGCGTTATTAAACCCTTCTTTTCATGTTGTTGTTTACTATCCAGAATTAGCCAAGGCTCAGATTAATGTTGATTCTGGTACAGCTTCGGAAGGCGAAAAAGCAATAATTACATTAAAACATTTAACGCTCAATCAAGTGACCGTCGTAGGAGGCGGAGGTGATGCTTACTTTGATAGTTTTGTGAAACATCTTCCATATCCAGTTCTTTTCCCTCGCGAAAATACTGTAGACGATTTGGTTGAAGCTATCTCGAAACTTTCTAAAGGAGAAGGTCATGAGCCATTTTAAACTTTCAGAGCTTTCCGCGATCGGCTATGTAGTCGGATTGGAAGGTGAAAAAATTAGAATAAATCTTCATGAAGGGTTACAAGGAAGATTGGCATCACATAGGGATGGGATTAGTTCGGTTACCCAGCCGGGAGATCTGATTGGTTTTGATGCGGGTAATATATTAGTGGTTGCTCGCGTTACGGATATGGCATTTGTTGAAGCGGATAAAGCCCATAAAGCAAATATAGGAACTTCAGATATAGCGGATATGCCACTTAGGCAAATCATAGCCTACGCTATAGGTTTTGTTAAAAGGGAATCTGACGGGTATATTTTTGTTTCTGAAGATTGGCGATTACCAGCATTGGGTGCTTCAGCTGTTCCTTTAACCACTAATTTCTTAAACACTATCTATAGCATCGAAGAAGGTGATTTAGATAAAGCAATTGAACTTGGACTCGATTCACGTACCAAATCTGTACGAATAATGGCTAGTGTTGATAAATTGCTAACACGGCACATAGCTGTATTAGGTAGTACTGGCTACGGTAAATCAAATTTCAATGCATTACTGACTCGTCGAATTGCTGAGAAATATACTAAATCGCGAATAGTTATTTTTGACATGAATGGTGAGTACTCTCAGGCATTTGTGGGATTGCCAAATGTTAAACATACCATTTTAGGCAAGCGTCCAGACGGTGAAGTGCCTAACCCACCTTTATTACAGGGTGTAGCATACACAGAAAAATCTTATTATTATAAGCAGATACCATATCAGGCACTTGGTTTTGCAGGTTTAATAAAATTATTACGTCCTAGCGATAAAACTCAGTTGCCAGCACTGAGAAATGCTCTCAATGCTATTAACCGAACTCATTTCGATAAAAAAACATACTTCCTGAAAGATGGAAATGGAAATTGCTTTAATATTTATGACGATTGTAGAGAAGATAATCAACTGCATCTTGCTGCTTGGTTAGCAGGTTTGCGTAACCGAACATTGGATAAAGCTGACAGGTGGGCTCCATTTAAATGTTTAGCAAGTTTGGTAGCAGAGTTTGGCTGTGTCGCTGCTGACTCTAGGACGGGTGGAAGCAAGCGTGATGCATTTTGCTATGGCAATGTACTCCCTCTAATAAAAATCATACAGCAATTAGCAGACGACGTAAGATTCAAAAATATTGTCGATATGAATGGTGGCCAAGTCTTAGCTGACAATGGTAAGCATTGGGAAGCTGCCATGAAAAATGAAGTGGACTATTTTTTTGGAACAGAAAAGGGAGAACCGAATGATTGGAATATTCATATAGTTAATTTGAAAAATCTGTCACAAGACCACGCTCCAATGCTTCTGAGTGCATTACTTGAAATGTTTGCGGAAGTTCTTTTCTTGAGAGGGCAAAACAAAGCCTTTCCAACAGTGCTACTCCTTGAAGAGGCTCATCACTATTTAAGGGATCCCTACTCTGAAGTTGATGCACAAATCAAAGCTTACGAACGTCTGGCCAAGGAAGGTCGTAAGTTCAAGTGTTCCTTGATTGTAAGTACTCAGCGTCCTTCTGAGCTGTCTTCAACAGTATTAGCCATGTGCTCGAACTGGTTCACATTGCGACTGACCAATGAGCGTGACTTACAAGCGCTCCGTTATGCAATGGAAAGCGGAAATGAATTAATGATTCGCCAAGTTTCTGGTCTACCAAGGGGGGATGCGATTGCCTTTGGGTCCGCATTTAATCTCCCTGTAAGGATTTCTATTCATCAAGCTGAACCAAGTCCACGCTCATCAGACGCAATATATTCTGAAGAATGGAAATAACCTTGCTTTCTTAGCACGTTATTTTGAATTTGTGGTGCATTAATTTGCATTTTTTTTACATGTCAGGATTTGGTTGCAATAGCCGCAACTGGTGCGGCTTGGGACTCTTAATGCACCTGCATAAAAAGCGATCCCTTAAGCGCGCAGGCGAGGCGGGGATAGCACTGCGCGCCAGAGGCGGTGACAGCATTTAATTTTATGCGTCTGTGGGCGTCGTGACGGCGCTGATGCTTTACAGGTCTGTGATAATGTGTCGATGGGATTGCGTGGCGTGGCGTGGCGTGTGGTGTGGTGTGTCTGAGGCTGTCAGGGATGAAGCCGCCCGGAGGCGGCAATTTTTGCGGGGTTATTCTGACTCGAGGTTGTAATCTTTAAAGCGGACCACTTCCATCCCGAGCCAGTCGTTAATCTCTTTAAAGCGCTCCTGCAGTGGGTTGAGTTCATTACGCACAAACACCCGTGCCACCTTCTCAACATCCCCCATTGAGCCAATATTTTCCGGTTTGCCGCCCATGAGCTGGAACGGTACGCGGTGCGCATCGAGCAGGTCAGCAGCGCTCACCTTTTTGATATTGAAAAAGTCATCTTTCGTGGCGACCTCACTCAGCGGCACTATCTTGATGCCATCCGGTTTCCCGTTGGGCGCATAGAAAAACAGGTTTTTAAAATTCCCGAGTCCCTTTGAATCACGCATTGCAGAACGCAGCGACTCGACGTCGGTGCTGCTCTGCGCCGCGTCGGTGACGTACATGATGTAACCCGCGTGCGCGCCATTCTGGTAATACTTGCGACGAAACAGGGTGGCGGATTCATTCAGCCAGGCTGAATTGAGTGCGCTCAGGTATTCCGGCATGCCGTAAAGCTCCTGATTGATATCAGGCTCCAGCAGGTGAAACACCGAGCCGGGTGCGAACGGGTGCGGGTTGTTAAAGCTCGATATGTACCAGTAAACGCCATCCTCGACACCCCGGCGGGTATATTTAGCCGGTGATGTTTCCAGTTTTAAAAGCTGGCCGGTAACGCTCATGCGTTTCTCAAGATAGCCGTTGGCAAAGACCAGATAATCCAGCACAAGGCGGCTGAAATCCTGACGCGACAGGAGCGGGTGCGGGATGTAGGTGCTCGTCAGAATATTTCGTTTCACGTAAATCGGCGAGCTGTGATGCACGGCGGCGCGCAGGCTTTTTGCCAGACCTGAGAAGTTGACCGGCGGCTCGTACCACTTACCGTTATTGATGCACTCGACATAATCGAGGATATCGCGGCGATCCAGAACGGCGGAGGGCTCGCCAAAGGTGAACGCCTCCATTTTTTGTGGTGCGCTGGCAGTCGTTGTGGCGGGGTTCTTCTGTTGTTTTTTCATGTCAGTTAATATCCAGAATTGACGTTGAATGCATACCGCTACCGGCGGAAAGCGGCTCGTTTAACAGGGCGTGCATGGTGGCCCATGCGATATCCGCGTGGCTGGCCTCTTCACTGCGGCTGGCCTCATAGGTGGAGCTGCGCCCGCTGCTGGTCATGGTTTTTCGGATAGCCATAAATGACTGTGTGATGTCAGTTGCCCCGGCGTCGTATTCCAGACACCCGCGTCTGATGGTGTCTTTCGCTTTCAGCACCATCGCGGTTTTCATTTCCGGTGTGTAGCGAATGGCGCGCGCAGCAGGGAAGAACGAGCGCACGAGCTGGTAAACACCCTGGCCGATACCGGTCGCATCGATGCCGATATACTCGACGCAGTATTTTTCGGTCAGCTCGCGGATGGCCTCGGCCTGCGTCGCAAAATCCATGCCTTTCCACTGGTGACGCTCAAGGATGCGGAACTTGCCCCCGGCAACCAGTGGCGGAGCCAGTACCGCACAGCCTGCGCTGTCGCCGGTGTGTGACGGGTCATAGCCAATCCACACCGGACGCCAGTTAAACGGACGGTCAGAAAATGGCTCGAAGTCCTCCCATTCTTCCATCGCATCGACCATGCAGCGCTGCAGCTCCTCGAACGGGAATACCGACGCCTTGTCGTCGACAAACTCGCACATGAAGAGGTTGCGGAAATCATCAGCGCTGTTTTCCTGTTTCAGTTGATCCAGATTAAACAACGTGCATCCCCCGGCGAGCGCATCCTCGATGGTGACAATCTGCCGCCACTGACCGTCCGGGCACAGCATGCCCCCGGCCAGCGCCTTATGACTGATATCGATGTCGACACGCTCGGCGGCGCTGCTGCGTCCCCGGTTAAACAGCTCACCTGACCAGAACGGATATGCGCCATGTGCCAGCGTCGAGGGTGTTGAAAAGTAGGTGGTGCGCAGGTGGGACTGCGACGCCATCCCCGAGGCGACTTTACGCAGTCTCTGAAAGTTGGGGATCCAGAAGATTTCATCGACATACAGGTCGCCGTTATGACTCTGCGCCGTGTTGGAATTGGTCCCGAGAAAAATCAGCTCTGCGCCATTGTTGCCGATGACAATCGGGTCGCCTGACAGGTCGACCTCGACCATGCGCGCAAAGGCGATGATGTACTTTCGGAACACATAAGCCTGCGTCTTACTGGCCGACAAAAATATCTGGTTTTGTCCGGTTTTCAGGGCGCGCAGCAGTGACTCGCGGGCAAAGTAAAACGTGGCGCCAATCTGGCGCGATTTGAGGATGTGGCGAATACGGTGCTCGACACCGGCTTTGTGCCAGTGGCGCTGATATTCGAATGACTGAGTAAAGAAAATCTCTTCGAGTTTTTCGATAGCCTCTTCGCTGAAAAAGTTACGTTTTGGCTTGCGGCGATCGCCTTTGTTGCGGCTGGCAATGTTGGGATTTAAATCCGCCTCGTTTCCCGTCTGGCCGTAGCGGCTGACACGCGCGAGCCGTTCCATCTGGCGTGACAGAAAGTCAGCGACTTTGAAGTCGTGCGGCGTGAGGTCAGGCTTTGCATAAAGCTGAATCAGGCGCGCTTCAAGCGTGGATTCCACGCGGTTAAGCGGGGCGGTTTCCTCCCACCCGTCACGCTGTTTCCAGCTCTGCACGGTCGGGCGCTTGACCTGCAGCGTGTCGGCGATTTGTGGCACGGAAAACCCCTGCCAGAACAGAAGGCGCGCCTGTCGTCGTGGGTCGTGCAAAAGGGAGAGGTCAGTCGAAATGGTCATGGTTGCCTCGTGTCAGTGAATACGGGGCAAGGCTAAGGAAATAGCCGGGCATTATCGCTAACCCCCTGTTGTGTCAGGGGGTACACGTCTGCAAGCGGTGGCTGATGCGGGGCGGAGTCGGGAAACTACACCCGAACCGAAAACCCAACATCAGGACACCTGAACAATGGCAAAGAAAGTTTCTAAATGGTTTCGCATTGGCGTCGAGGGTGACACCTGCGATGGCCGCGTGATTAACGGCGAAGATATTCAGGACATGGCGGACACCTTCGACCCGCGCGTCTATGGCTGTCGCATCAACCTCGAACACCTGCGCGGCATTCTGCCTGACAGCGTGCTCAAACGTTATGGTGACGTGACCGAAGTCAAAGCGGAAGTCATCAGCGATGACTCGGCACTGAACGGCAAAAAAGCGCTGTTTGGCAAAATCGCGCCGCTCGACGAGCTGGTCAGCATGGTGAAAGCCGGGCAGAAGGTTTACACCTCGATGGAGATTCGCCCGAACTTCGCCAACAGCGGCAAGTGCTATCTCGTCGGTCTGGCCGTCACCGATGACCCGGCAAGCCTCGGCACCGAATACCTCGAATTCTGCAGCCGCGCCACGCAAAACCCGCTCGCCGGTAAAAAAGCCCATCCTGACGATCTGTTTTCCGTTGCCACGCTGGCAGAGCTGGAATTTGAAGACGTCCCCGACACTGTGCTCAACAGCCTGACCGACAAGGTCAAATCGATTTTCAGCCGCAAACAGGTCAGCGATGACGCCCGTCTTGCAGATGTGCATGAGGCGGTGACCGCCGTTTCTGAGCAGGTACAGACCAACCTGACCGCCTCCGAAACGCGCGTCACTGAGCTGGAAACCGCCTTTGCACAGCTAAAGCAGGACGTGACCAGCCAGACCACGCAAAGCGCGCAGGCGCTTAACGCCCTAAAAAGCTCCCTCGATAACACCGAAAGCTATCGCCAGCCACGCCGCGAGAAATCGAAAGGCGGGACGGGTGACGAACTGCTGACCAACTGCTGACAGACCTGCCGGGTGTGTGTCGCCCGGCCTGATACCCCCTTTTTAGAGAAACAGGAATAACAATGCGTAAAGATACCCGCTTTAAATTCAATGCTTACCTGTCCCGCGTGGCGGAGCTGAATGGCGTCGACACCGACGACGTGGCGAAAAAATTCACCGTTGAGCCGTCCGTGACGCAGACCCTGATGACCACCCTGCAGGCGTCATCCGCGTTTCTGACCAAAATCAATATCGTGCCGGTCGACGAGCTGAAAGGCGAAAAGGTCGGGGTTGGCGTCAACGGCACGATTGCGAGCACCACGGACACCGCCGCCGATGACGAGCGTAAGACCGCTGATTTCACTGCGCTCGAATCCAACAAATACGAATGCGCGCAAATCAACTTTGATTTCCATATTCGTTATAAGCAGCTCGACCTGTGGGCGCGTTTCCAGGACTTTCAGACCCGTATCCGTGACGCGATTATCAAGCGTCAGTCGCTCGATTTCATCATGGCCGGCTTCAACGGTATCACCCGCGCGGAGACCTCCAACCGCAAAACGAACCCGATGCTGCAGGATGTCGCAGTGGGCTGGCTGCAGAAATACCGCAATGAAGCTGCAGCGCGTGTGATGTCGAAAGTCACTGATGATGACGGCAAGGTTATTTCCGATGTGATCCGCGTGGGTAAAAACGGTGACTATGAAAACCTCGATGCGCTGGTGATGGATTCGACCACCAACCTGATTGATGAGATTTATCAGGATGACCCGGAGCTCGTCGTTATCACTGGCCGTAAGCTGATGGCGGATAAATATTTCCCGCTGGTTAACAAGGCGCAGGAAAACAGCGAAACGCTGGCCGCTGACATCATCATCAGCCAGAAGCGTATCGGCAACCTGCCTGCTGTGCGCGTGCCGTACTTCCCGGCGAATGCCCTGATGGTGACGCGCCTCGATAACCTGTCGATTTACTTCATGGATGATGCACACCGTCGCGCCATCATCGAGGAGCCGAAAAAGGACCGTGTCGAAAACTACGAGTCAATGAATATTGACTATGTGGTCGAGGCTTACGCCGCCGGTTGCCTGATTGAAAACATCAAGCTCGGCGACTTCACTGCACCTGCCGCACCGGAAAGCGGGGAATAAGCCATGACGAGTCCCGCAGCGCGTCACATGATGCGGGTCTCGGCCTCTGAAACTGCGCGGCGGGCTGCTGCTCCGCTGCGCAATGCAACTGCCTATGAGCAGATGCTCGTCAAGCTGGCCGCAGACTGTCGCACGTTAAAACAAATCCGCTCCAATGAACGCAAGGCAGACAAAAAGCGTGAGCTGCTGCCGTTCTATCTGCCGTGGGTGTCGGGTGTCCTCAGCTACGGAAAAGGGGCGCAGGATGACATTGTCATGACCGTCATGCTGTGGCGTCTCGATGCAGATGATATCGCCGGTGCGCTGGAGATTGCCCGCTATGCGATGACCTATGGCCTGACCATGCCGACCGGCGGCCACCGGCGCACCACGCCGTATTTACTGGCCGAAGAGGTCGCCCTGTCAGCGCAGCGCCTGCTCGATGCGAAACAGCCTGTCGGGCTGTCGCTCCTGCTCGACACCATCGCACTGACCGAACGGGCAGACATGCCGGATATCGTGCGCGCAAAGCTGCACAAAATTACCGGCTACGTGCTGCGTGAGGCTGGCCGTCTGACCGACGCGCTGGCGCACCTGCAGCGTGCGATCCAACTGGAGCGGGCTATCGGTGTGAAAAAAGATATTGAACAGCTCGAGCGCGCGCTGAAACCCAAAGCCGAACCCGCACCCAAACAGAATAAACCGCGCACGCGCAAACCTGCTGCCAAACCGGCGGCACGGCGCGGGCGTCCCCCGAAAGCGGCAAAAGCCGCAGGTTAACCGAGCGCTCCCCGAGCCGGGCGGCACGCCGGTCAATGCGGGTATTGATTGCCCTGACTGCGACCGGCGTCCACCGCCCACCCATTACCCGAGGTTGTCATGACGACAGTGATTATTGAGCCAAAAAAAGAGCCGCAGGATGTGCCGGGCGTAGTGATACCACCACCGGACGTGAGCGAGCCGGTAATAAAAAACACCTTCTTTTTCCCTGATGTGGATCCGAAGCGCGTGCGCGAGCTGATGCGTCTGGAGCAGACTGTTTCCGCGCTGCGCCTGAATGATGCGATTAAAGCCGGTATGGCTGAAACCAATGCGGAGCTTGCCCTGTGGCGGGTTGAGCAGATGGCCGCAGGGCATGACACGCTGGCTGATGTGCCTGCCGATGATATCGATGGCGAAAGCGTGCGCTGTTTCCACTATTTTCGCGCCGTCTGCGCCATGACCAGCGCCACGCTGTTTGAGCGTTATCGCGGTATCGATGCGACGGCGAAAGGCGACCGCAAAGCGGAAAGCACCGAGGCGGTTATCGATGAGCTGTGGCGGGATATGCGCTGGTCTGTGGCGCGTATTCAGGACAAGCCGCGCTGTATTGTCGGTCAAATCTGATGAAGGTCAGGGCGATGCAGGGTGACACCCTCGATGCGATTTGCGCCCGGTATTACGGGCGCACTGAGGGCGTCGTTGAAACGGTGCTGCAGGCGAATCCAGGGCTGTCGGAGCTGGGTGTTATTCTGCCGCACGGCACGGCAATCGAACTGCCCGAAACCGACAGCGCCCCGAAAACCGAAACGGTGAATTTATGGGACTGAGTGTGGAAAAAATCACGACGTTTATCGCTTACTGGCTGGCCGTGGGGCTGGCGTATTTCGGGGCAATGTCCCCTGAAAAGCTGGCGCTCTATGTGGGGAGTGCCTGCGCCATTTTTACCGCGCTGACGAATTACTGGTTTAAGCGCAAAACCTACCGCTACCTGACCTCACTCGGACCCGATAAGGGGGCTGCCCGTGAGCTCAATCATTAAACGCTGCAGTGTGGCCGCCGTGCTGGCGCTGGCCGCGCTGATGCCTGACTTTCGTCTGCTTAATACCTCGCCCGAGGGGCTGGCACTGATTGCCGACCTCGAAGGGTGTCGTCTGACACCTTACAAGTGCAGCGCGGGAGTGTGGACGTCAGGCATCGGCCACACTGCCGGGGTGGTCCCGAAAGGGGATATCACAGAGCGACAGGCGGCGGAGAATCTCGTTGCCGATGTGCTCAACGTCGAGCAACGGCTCGCGGTCTGTGTGCCGGTGGATATGCCACCGCGCGTCTATGACTCGCTGGTCAGTTTTGCGTTTAACGTCGGAACCGGCGCGGCCTGCCGGTCGACGCTGGTCTCGTTTATCAAGCGTCACCAGTGGTGGCAGGCGTGTGACCAGCTCACCCGCTGGGTGTATGTCAACGGTACAAAAAATAAAGGGCTGGAGAACCGCCGCGCGCGGGAACTGGCGTATTGCATGAAAGGAGTGACTCAATGAAACAACACATTACCTCACTGATTTTTGATTTCCTGCTGACACTGATGCTGTTTATGGGACTGACGAACCCGCAGGGCGTGGCGGTCAATTTCGTTGCCGTATGGGCGCTGTTTGGCTGTCTGGTCTGCATTGCCGCCAGCCTCGCCGGTGTGGCTGCCTATGAACACTGGCAGGGAAACCGGCAAAAGGGTATCCCGTTGAATGATGCGGTGATGAAGATTTTCCGTTTTGTGTTTTGTCGTAAACCTCCCCCGCTGCGCCGCTTCTGGTCGCTGCTTATTTTTGCTGGCGTTTTTTCCTGTCTGGTCGGCGCGGGATGGGTGTTTACAGCGCTGCTGTATCTGATTTGTGTTCTGGTGCTTAACGCTGTGCGTACTGCTTACCGTCAGCGCATCGAGGGGGAGGGAATGTGTCCAGATTCATTGTGATCCTTCTGGTTGCTGCGCTGGCCGGGTTGCTGTGGCTGCGACATGAAAATGAGAACTTATCACGGTCATTTGAGAAAGCGAATCGCGTCGCCAGTGCGCAAAAGACGACGATTGGCATGCTGAAAAATCAGCTTGCCGTATCGCAGCGAATCGCCAGGGCGAATGAGGACGCGCAGGTCAGACTCGGAGATGAGCTGGCCGTTGCCGGTGAGCAGGCGGCAAGACGGGAAGAAACCATAACGAGGCTGATGAATGAAAACGAGAAGTTACGCCGCTGGTACAGCGATAAGCTGCCTGATGCTGTGCGCCGGTTGCACATCCGAACAGGCTGCGCCTCCGCCGCCCGTTGTTTACAACGCCTGCCCGAAGGTGAGCCTCTGCCCGATGCCGGGAAGCGACCCCGTCAATAACGGTGATCTGAGTGCCGATATTCGCAGGCTGGAGCACGCGCTCACCGCCTGTGCGATTAAGGTCGAAACCATCAAAGACTGTCAGGATAAAATCAATGCAGAAAATGAAAAGCCTGCGCAAAGCGCTGAATGACGCCGTCCCACAGCTCATGAATAACCCCGAGATGATGCGTATCTTTGCCGATGAGGGGAATATCGATGCGCGTCTCGCGGCTTCGCTGTCCCATGAAAAGAAATACACGCTGAATGTGATCGTGTGTGACTTTGTCGGCGACCCCGACCTGATTTTTGTGCCGGTGGCGGCGTGGCTGCGAGATAACCAGCCGGATATCTGCACGCTCGATGAGGGGCGCAAAAAGGGTTATCGATTCCAGATGGACTTAAACGACGGGGACAATGTTGATATCAGTATCAGTCTGCAACTGACGGAGCGCACCCTTGTCCGGGAGGAAAACGGCGCATTACACGTCAGCTATGCCCCGGAGCCACCCCTGCCGGAGCCTGTCCCCCGTCCGACCGAGCTCTATATCAATGGTGAGCTGGTGAGTAAGTGGAATGAGTGAATTAACGCCTTTTGATAACCAAGTGGCAGGGCTTATCGGAGCATTAGCACCGGCGTCTCGTCGTAAGCTGGCCGCTGAAATTGCGAAGGAGCTGCGCAGATCGCAACAGCAACGTATCAAACAACAAAAAGCACCTGATGGCACGCCGTATCAGGCGCGAAAGCGTCAGCCGCTCAGGGCAAAAAAAGGTCGAATAAAACGGGCGATGTTTCAGAAGCTGCGAACGAGTCGCTACATGAAAGCCAGTGGTCGCAATGATGCTGCTGTGGTGGAGTTTACAGGCAAGGTGCAACGTATTGCGCAGATTCATCAGCTCGGACTCAAAGATCGGCCTAACCTTCATGTTCAGGACGTGCAATACCCGGAACGTCAGTTACTTGGATTTAGTCAGGACGATAAACAGTTCGTTGAGGAACTGGTCATTAAGCATTTAAATGGAGTCGCTATGGATTGATATGAGTTACAAGTAATTATTTATTTTTAAATGTCTAATTTTAAAAGACTAGGTAAACTTAGGTGTGTTTACCTAGTCTTTTGCTGATTGTATTTTCTATTTTAATCTTCTTCCCCAAATGTCTTTTATTAATAAAATGTGTTCACGCGCTGCCTCTTTTAAATTTTTACCACGAAGCCCCTCTTTTTTTAGTTTTTTTATTACCATTTTTTCAAAAATCTCATCCCATTTTTCGAAAGTGGTCTTTGCAGGGATTTCAACTAGAATTTTAGGTGCATTAATATCATCGCTAACTCTGTCTCCGGGTTTGCCAGGTTGTATATAAACAGCTTTAGATATACGTATCCCTTCAATGATGGGGGAGTGTTTCAATGATTGAAGTGAAATGGCTACTTTGAACTCCATAGGGGTTTTGAAAAACAAAACTAAGTTCACTTGTTCATGATTAAAACGTGTTATAGACCAGATGGAACTGACATCGCCGGTATCTATTTGTTCGTGCATTTTAACTAAATATTCAAGTTGTTTTTTCTCTCTTGTATCTAATATTATAACGGGTATTAGTCTTCCATCGGCTGTCTTGGCGTTTGCGATGGCACCATCTCCAACAAGGTTCAAGTAATCATCTCTTCTTATTGCGATTTTGTTTTTCATTCTAAACCTCATTGATGATGTGCGTTTCGATGGATATCGTTTTTTTATCAATCGATTCCGCTATAACTCGATATAAATCTATCGTCAGCTCATTTGTTATTAATTCTGGTAGCTTAAATGTGATCCATCCGGATTTAGCAGATTTCTCGGAAAGATTTAGTGGTTGCTTGATAATATCGGTGTGATTTTTTAAATTAATTGGAGTCACTGATGTGTTGGGTTCGATCTTCACTTTCCCAGTTGCATTCTTCTTATCCCGGAATTCAATATGCAACTCTATCTTTGAAATGGTATCGTTTAGAGTGCTCAGGTTAGTAAACCTCAAAGCGAAGGAAATGTAAGTCTCTCTGTCTTTTTTCCATTTGTAAGCATCGATGTAATATAAATTTATACCTAAGCTTCTTTGGTCGTGTTGAATCGCTGCTATGTTTAGTGACTTTTTGGCCACAAAGAAACTTTTAAGTGAAATAATCAATGCAAAGAAAGAAACTATTGCACCAATGCTTGCAATAATGTCGCTATCCTTCATGTTGTCCCTCGTTTTAAATGGGGCTTGCTTTTATGAAAGACGTTATATTTATTTCTTGCTGATAAATCAAGGGGTTCATTGGATCTTTTTGTTGACTATGCACTTATAGGCTGCCGCATGAAAGTATCATGAATGGTACTGGTGGCGCTTATTTTTCAAAATGTCATAGTCAAACACGACCACTGTTAAACTCATCTAATGTTCAGACTAACTGTTAACGTTTGTTGTTTCACCCACGACAAAACCCAGCCTGATTGCCGCTGGCCTTGCCCAGCGGCATCCTTTCCCCATGAATACTTTAAATTCCATTCAGGATATCGCCCGCGCTATCCGAAACCTTATCCGCACCGGCATTGTGACTGCAGTCAATCCCGATGAGGGGCTCTGTCGTGTCCAGACCGGTGGGATACAAACCACCTGGTTAAACTGGCTGACCTGCCGCGCCGGTCGCTCGCGCGTCTGGTGGGCTCCCTCGGTTGGTGAGCAGGTGCTCATTCTTGCCATTGGCGGCGAGCTCGATACCGCCTTTGTGCTGCCCGGCATTTTCTCTGATGACCATCCCGCGCCGTCGGCCTCGCCTGATGCCTTTCACGTTTCCTTTCCTGACGGGGCGGTTATTGAGTACGAACCCGAAAGCGGGTCACTCACGGTGAGTGGTATCAAAACCGCTGACGTCACCGCGTCGGACGCCATTACCGCAACTGTGCCGCTGGTACTGGTCAAAGCGTCCACCCGTATCACGCTCGATACCCCCGAGGTGGTCTGCACCAACAAACTGACCACGGCCACGCTTGAGGTGCAAAAGGGCGGGAAGATGAGCGGCAACATCGAGCACGGCGGCGGCACGTTTAAATCAAACGGTGTGCAGGTGGATGACCACGGCCACGGTGGTGTTAAAGGCGGGGATAACTGGACGCAGGGGACAAAATGACAACGAGCTATCTGGGCATGAACAGTCATACCGGGCTCAGTATTTCTGAGGTTGAGCATATCAGGCAGAGCGTGCGCGACATTCTGGTCACGCCGGTTGGCTCGCGTGTCATGCGTCGTGAATACGGCTCGCTGCTGTCGGCGCTTGTTGACCAGCCGCAGACCCCGGCACTGCGCCTGCAGATTATGGCCGCGTGCTATTCCGCGATCCAGAAGTGGGAGCCGCGCGTCAGCATGACGACCATCACCTTTGAACGCGGGGAGAATGACGGCGCGATGTATGTCGATATCACCGGCACGCGGTCAGCGTCAGGCCAGCCTTTTTCTATCATCATTCCACTGAGTTAAACACTATGGCTATTGTTGACCTGAGCCTGCTCGCTGCGCCTGATGTGGTGGATGAGCTGGACTATGAAACCATTCTGGCAGAACGAAAAGCGACGCTTGTCTCACTGTATCCGGAGGAACAGCAGGAGGCGGTTGCGCGCACGCTGACACTCGAATCGGAGCCGATAGTTAAGTTACTGCAGGAGAACGCTTACCGGGAGGTTATCTGGCGTCAGCGCGTGAATGAATCGGCGCGCGCGGTCATGCTGGCGTATGCCGCCGGTAATGACCTCGATAATATCGGCGCAAATTTCAGCGTCAGGCGTCTTGTTATCACGCCTGCCGATGAGACCACGCTGCCGCCCACACCTGCCGTTATGGAGTCGGACACCGATTACCGTCTGCGCGTTCAGCAGGCATTTGAAGGAATGAGCGTGGCCGGGTCTGTCGGCGCTTATCAGTTTCATGGCCGCAGCGCTGACGGGCGGGTCGCAGATATCTCAGTAACCAGCCCGTCACCCGCCTGTGTGACGATTTCTGTGCTGTCGCGTGAAAACAACGGCGTCGCCTCTGATGAGCTGCTCACTGTTGTCCGTAATGCGCTTAATGCCGAAGATGTCAGGCCGGTCGCAGACCGTGTGACGGTGCAGTCAGCCGACATTGTTGACTACCAGATAACCGCCTCGCTTTATCTCTATCCCGGTCCCGAGAGTGAACCCATTCGCCGCTGCCGTGAAAAAGCTGGAGGGCTATATCAGTGCGCAGCACCGCCTCGGGCGTGACATTCGCCTGTCTGCCATTTATGCCGCGCTGCATGTCGAAGGTGTCCAGCGTGTGGAGCTGGCCGCGCCGGTGGCTGACCTCGTGCTCAGCAGTGCACAGGCGTCATTTTTGCACTGATTACAGCATTGTGATCGGGGGCTCGGATGAGTGATACCCGTCTGCTGCCGGTGGGCTCGTCACCGCTTGAAGTGGCGGCGGCGCGTGCATGTGCGGATATCGAAAACACCCCCGTCCCGTTGCGTCGTCTGTGGAGTCCTGACTCCTGCCCGGCTAATTTGCTGCCGTGGCTGGCGTGGGCGTTTTCTGTCGACCGCTGGGATGAGAACTGGCCAGAGGAAACGAAGCGCGCCGTCATCCGTGATGCGTACTTTATTCACTGCCACAAAGGCACTATCGGCGCCGTTCGTCGGGTGGTGGAGCCGCTCGGCTATATCATCAACGTCACGGAGTGGTGGGAGACCAGCGACCCGCCCGGCACATTCCGGCTTGATATCGGTGTGCTGGAAAGCGGTATTTCTGAGGAAATGTATTTTGAAATGGAGCGCCTGATTGCGGATGCGAAGCCCGCCAGCCGTCATCTGATTGGCCTGAATATTATCCAGGACATTCCCGGTCATATGTATGTCGGTGGTGTGGTGTATGACGGCGACATTATTACGGTTTATCCCGGATGAGTGAGGAATAATGAGCACGAAATTTAAAACAATTATTACCACCACCGGAGCTGCAAAACTGGCGGCGGCCACGGTGCCGGGTGGTAAAAAGGTGAACCTTACCGCGATGGCCGTCGGGGATGGCGGCGGCGTACTGCCGGAGCCGAACGTCGGGCAGGTAAAGCTCATCAATGAAGTCTGGCGTCATGCGCTGAATAAAATCAGCCAGGACAACAAAAATAAAAACTATATCGTGGCTGAGCTGGTCATTCCTCCCGAGGTGGGCGGCTTCTGGATGCGTGAGCTGGGTCTGTATGATGACGCAGGCACGCTGATTGCCGTTGCCAATATGGCGGAGAGCTACAAGCCGGAGCTGGCGGAGGGCTCGGGGCGTGCGCAGACCTGTCGCATGGTGATTATCGTCAGCAGTATTGCCTCAGTGGAGCTGTCCATTGACGCGACAACGGTGATGGCGACTCAGGATTATGTCGACGACAAACTGGCCGAGCATGAGCAGTCCCGCAGGCATCCTGACGCCACGCTGAAAGAAAAAGGTTTTGTGCAGCTCAGCAGCGCGACCGACAGCACGTCTGAGACGCTCGCCGCGACGCCGAAAGCGGTTAAGGTGGCGTATGACCTTGCCAGTGGTAAATATACGGCTCAGGACGCGAGCACGGCGCAGAAAGGTCTGGTGAGACTCAGCAGCGCGACCGACAGCACGTCTGAAACCCTCGCCGCGACATCGAAAGCGGTTAAGACGGTGAATGATAATGTGAATGGTCGCGTCCCGTCTGAGCGAAAAGTTAACGGACATTCGCTGGCCGGTGATATCAGTGTCACCTCACAGGATATTTTTGACGGTCAGTGTGTTGAAATTGGTCCGGGTCAGGATCTGGATAATTACCAGACGCCGGGTCTGTATTTTCAGCCCGCAAATGCCAATACCAGTGCTGCTCTGCATTACCCGGAAAATAACGCCGGTTCCTTGATGGTTTTAAGAAGCGCAGGGATAACGCAGGTTTATCGCGTGTACAGCGGTTCGCGAAGTTATTCGCGGAGCAAATATTCCACGCAGCCATGGACGACGTGGACACCCGATGATGCTTTTCCTGTCGGGGCGCCGATTCCGTGGCCATCTGACATCGCCCCGCCCGCTTACGCCTTAATGCAGGGACAGTCATTTGATAAATTTGCATATCCATTGCTTGCTGTAGCGTATCCCTCTGGTGTTATCCCGGATATGCGTGGTCAGACGATAAAGGGCAAGCCGGACGGACGAGCGGTACTCTCGTATGAACAGGACGGTATTAAATCGCACGCTCACACAGCCAGTATTTCCGATACCGATTTGGGAACGAAATATACCAGCTCTTTTGATTATGGTTCAAAACCAACAACCAGTTTTGACTACGGCAATAAGTCCTCCACTGAGGGGGGATGGCACGTACATAACTTTCGTTATTGTGCTACGTCTGCATACCGGGATACTCCTGGCTCAGGGCTGGGGATGCACTCGTCGAATATTTCGTGGTCAGCCGGGGATCGCATTGAGGGGAGTGGTAATCATGCACATGTTACGTGGATTGGTCCCCATGATCACTGGGTTGGTATCGGTGAGCATAACCATTATGTGGTTATGGGGTATCACGGACATACAGCGACCGTTCATGCAACCGGGAATACAGAAAACACCGTTAAAAATATTGCGTTTAACTACATTGTGAGGCTTGCATAATGGCTTTTGAAATGACCGGAGAAAACCGGACAATTATTCTTTATAACCTTCGTTCAGATACAAATGAATTTATTGGGAAATCTGATGGGTTTATCCCTGCTAATACGGGCTTGCCTGCCTACAGCACCGATATTGAACCCCCAAAAGTAACGGCGGGTTTTGTGGCTGTTTTCGATGCTCAGGCTAATAAATGGTCGCGGGTGGAAGACCACCGCGGGACAACCGTTTATGACATCAGCACCGGTAAGCCCGCTGTTATTGAAAAGCTGGGCGCTCTGCCTGATAACGTTGTGTCGGTTGCACCTGACGGGGAGTATGTAAAATGGGATGGCGCTAAGTGGATCCACGATGCCGAAGCGGAAAAAACATTTCGTCAGGGGCAGGTGGCGCAGGAAAAAGCAAACCTGCTGATGATTGCGACATCGGCTATTGCCCCGCTGCAGGATGCCGTTGATCTGGATATGGCAACGGAAGACGAAGCGGCCGCGCTTAATGAATGGAAAAAATATCGGGTCATGCTCAACAGGGTCAAACCAGAAGATGCCCCCGATATCACATGGCCGGAACTGCCCGCATAACCGGCATCACTCAGGCGGGCGGTTGCCCGCGCTTTCCTGCTCCCCGGTTGTGTCAGACCTTATCCAACCCTGACAAATAGCCCGCCATCACCACACAACAGAAAATACACGCACCCTTAACCACGGAGTTAAACGGATGAGTGATTTTCATCATGGCGTAGAGGTCATCGAGATTAACGATGGCGTGCGCACCATTTCCACCGTCTCAACGGCCATCATCGGCATGGTCTGCACGGCCAGCGATGCTGACGAAAAGACATTTCCCCTCAATGAGCCGGTGCTCATTACCAACGTGCAAAGTGCTATCGGCAAGGCGGGAAAAAAGGGGACGCTGTCGACGTCCCTGCAGGCCATCGCTGACCAGTGCAAACCGGTCATTGTGGCCGTGCGCGTGGCCGAAGGTGTCGAAGACCCGGATGACCCGGAGGCCGGGAAGAAACAAACTATTTCCAACATCATCGGCACGACCGACGAAAACGGCAAATACACCGGCCTGAAAGCGCTGCTGGCGGCGCAGACCGTCACCGGCGTGAAGCCGCGCATTCTCGGTGTGCCGGGTCTTGACCCGCAGGAAGTGGCAACGGCGCTCGCGTCCACCTGCCAGAGCCTGCGCGCGTTTGGCTATGTCAGTGCGTGGGGCTGTAAAACCATTTCTGATGCCATCAACTACCGCGAGAATTTCAGCCAGCGTGAGCTGATGGTTATCTTCCCGGATTTTCTGGCATGGGACACCACGGCGAATGAGACTGCGACGGCCTGGGCAACGGCGCGCGCGCTCGGTCTGCGTGCCAAAATTGACCAGACCGTCGGCTGGCATAAAACCCTGTCAAACGTCGGCGTGAATGGCGTCACCGGCGTCAGCGCCTCGGTGTCGTGGGATTTGCAGGAGCCCGCGACCGACGCCAACCTGCTTAACAAAGCCGGTGTTACCACGCTTATCCGCAATGACGGTTTCAAGTTTTGGGGAAACCGCACCTGCTCAGATGACCCGCTTTTCCTGTATGAGAACTACACCCGCACCGCGCAGGTACTGGCCGACACGATGGCGGAGGCGCACGCGTGGGCGATGGATAAGCCCATCACCCCGACCCTGATTCGCGACATCGTGTCGGGCATCAATGCCAAATTCCGCGAGCTGAAAAATAACGGGTATATCGTTGACGGCTCCTGCTGGTACGACCCGGAGTCGAACGAGACCGCGACCCTCAAAGTCGGGAAGCTGTATATCGATTACGACTATACCCCCGTCCCGCCGCTGGAGAACCTGACCCTGCGCCAGCGCATCACCGATACCTATCTGGCGAACCTGTCGGATGCGGTCAACAGCTAAGGAGCTCAGAGCATGGCGTTACCCCGCAAACTTAAATATCTGAATATGTTCAACGATGGCCTCAGCTACATGGGCGTCGTTGAGTCCGTCACCCTGCCAAAGCTGACCCGCAAGCTGGAGAAATATCGCGGTGGCGGGATGCCGGGCGCGGTGTCGATTGACCTCGGGCTCGATGACGACGCGCTGTCGCTGGAGTGGACGCTCGGCGGTCTGCCCGACGTTGAGCTGTGGGCGCAGTATGCCTCGCCGGGGGCTGACAGTGTGCCGCTGCGCTTTACCGGCTCTTTCCAGCGTGATGACACCGGCGCGATTTCTGCCGTCGAGGTGGTGATGCGTGGCCGTCACAAAGAATATGACGGCGGTGAGAACAAGCAGGGCGAAAGCGGCACGACCAAAATGTCGACCGAGTGCGCCTATTACCAGCTCACGATTGATGGCCGCGAAGTCATCGAGATTGACGTCGTTAACATGGTGCTGAAAGTCGACGGCGTCGACCGTCTGGCGGAGCACCGCCGGGCGATTGGTCTGTAGTCCCATACCCGGTCAGTGAGGCTGGCCGGTCACTTTTCCTGATGAGAATACCCATGAAAAATATCAATGAAACTGCCGTTGCTGACACTGAAACCGTCAATCCGAATGTGGTGATGTTTGATACCCCGCTGATGCGCGGTGAGCAGAAAATTGAACAGGTCACGCTGACCAAACCGAATGCCGGAACCCTGCGCGGGGTGTCGCTGGCCTCGCTGGCGAATTCCGACGTTGATGCGCTGATTAAAGTGCTGCCGCGCATGACGTATCCCGCCCTGACTGAGCACGAGGTCGCGCGTCTCGATGCGTCAGATCTGATTTCGCTGGCCGGGAAGGTGGTCGGTTTTTTGTCGCCTGCTTCGGGGCGCTGACCTTTCCGAAAAACCTGTCGGTCGATGACCTGATGGCGGATATCGCGGTGATCTTCCACTGGCCGCCATCAGAGTTACATTCCCTGAGCGTGACCGAGCTCCTGACATGGCGCGACAGGGCGCTGCAACGAAGCGGAAACCATCATGAGCAATAACGTCAGAATCGAGGTGCTGCTGAATGCCGTCGACCGGGCAAGCCGACCGCTCAAAGCCATTCAGAACGCCAGCAAATCCCTGTCCGGTGACATCCGCACCTCACAGAAAAGCCTGCGCGAGCTGAATGCGCAGGCATCCCGTATCGACGGATTCCGAAAAGCCAGCGCACAGCTTGCCGTGACCGGTCACGCGCTTGATAAAGCGAAACAGGAAGCCGAAGCTCTTGCCACGCAGTTTAAAAATACGGAGCGCCCGACGCGTGCGCAGGCGCAGGTGCTTGAATCCGCGAAACGTGCCGCCGAAGGGCTGCAGACGAAATACAACAGCCTCACGGAGTCGGTAAAGCGCCAGCAGCGCGAGCTCGGTGCGGCGGGAATTAATACCCGTAATCTGGCAAATGATGAGCGGGGGCTTAAATCCCGCATCGCTGAAACTACCGTGCAGCTTAACCGTCAGCGCGAGGCACTGGCGAAAGTCAGCGCACAGCAGGCGAAGTTAAGCCGGGTAAAAGAACGGTATCAGGGCGGTAAATCACTGGCCGGTAACGCGGCGGCGGCGGGCGCTGCCGGTGTCGGTATTGCGACGGCGGGAACAATGGCCGGGGTTAAGCTGCTGACGCCGGGCTATGAGTTTGCGCAGAAGAACTCAGAGCTGCAGGCGGTGCTCGGTGTCGATAAACAGTCACCCGAAATGCAGGCGCTGCGCAAACAGGCGCGCCAGCTCGGGGACAATACGGCGGCCTCTGCCGATGATGCGGCGGGGGCGCAGATTATTATCGCCAAAAGTGGCGGGGATGCGGCGGCCATTCAGGCAGCGACGCCGGTGACGCTGAATATGGCGCTGTCCAACAAGCGCACGATGGAAGAGAACGCCGCGCTGCTGACCGGGATGAAATCAGCGTTTCAGCTCTCAAATGACAAGGTCGCGCATATTGGCGATGTTCTCTCGATGACGATGAACAAAACCGCCGCCGACTTTGACGGGATGAGCGATGCGCTGACCTATGCCGCGCCGGTGGCGAAAAATGCCGGGGTAAGTATCGAGGAAACCGCCGCGATGGTGGGGGCGCTGCACGATTCAAAAATCACCGGCTCGATGGCGGGGACGGGAAGCCGTGCCGTTATGAGTCACCTGCAGGCACCGACCGGCAAAGCCTACGACGCCATCAAAGAGCTCGGGGTGAAAACCTCCGACAGCAAGGGCAACACGCGCCCGATATTTTCCATCCTGAAAGAAATGCAGCGCAGTTTTGAAAAAAATAATCTCGGGACGGGTCAGCGCGCCGAATACATGAAAACCATTTTCGGGGAGGAGGCCAGCTCGGCGGCCGCCGTGCTGATGACGGCGGCCTTAACCGGCAAGCTCGATAAGCTCACCGCCGCGTTTAAAGCCTCGGACGGCAAGACTGAGGAGCTGGTTAAGGTTATGCAGGATAACCTCGGCGGCGACTTCAAAGAATTTCAGTCAGCCTATGAGGCGGTCGGGACTGACCTGTTTGACCAGCAGGATGGCTCACTGCGTAAGCTGACGCAGACGGCCACGCAGTATGTGCTCAGGCTTGACGGCTGGATCCAGAAAAATAAGGGGCTGGCGACCACTATCGGCGTGGTAGTCGGGGGTGCGCTGGCGCTGATCGGGGTGATGGGCGGGATTGGCCTTATCGCATGGCCGGTGGTGATGGGGATTAATGCCATCATAGCGGCGGCTGGCGTGCTCGGGGTGGTTTTCAGTACGGTCGGCGGCGCGATTGTCACGGGCATTGGCGCAATCAGCCTGCCGGTGCTGGCGGTTGCCGGAGCGGTGGTGGCCGGTGCGCTGCTCATCCGTAAATACTGGGAGCCGATTGGCGCATTTTTCTCGGGGGTGGTGGCGGGGCTGAAAGCCGCCTTTGCCCCGGTGGGGGCGATGTTTTCCCCGCTCGAGCCGGTGTTTGATGCCATTGCGGAAAAGCTGGGCGTTGTCTGCCAGTGGTTTAAAGACCTGCTTGCACCGGTGAAAGCCACGCAGGACACGCTCGACAGTTGCAAAAATGTCGGCGTGGCGTTTGGTCAGGCGCTGGCTGATGCGCTGATGACGCCGCTCAACCTGTTTAACAGCCTGAGCGGCAAGGTTGACTGGCTGCTGGAGAAACTCGGCGTTATCAAAAAAGAATCGACCGACCTCGACCAGACTGCAGCCAAAGCGGATAAGGCTTCACCGGGTGGCGGGTATATCCCTGCGACAGCGGGTTATGGCGGGTATCAGGCGTATCAGCCGGTCACTGCGCCTGCAGGCCGCTCTTATATCGACCAGAGCAAAAGCGAATACAACATCACTCTGCAGGGCGGCGTTGCGCCGGGTGGAGACCTTGACCGCCAGCTCCGCGACGCCGTCGATAAACTTGACCGTGAAAAGCGCGCGCGTCAGCGATCCAACATGAGACTCGACTGAGAGAGGGGGCAAAATGTTAATGGTGCTGGGCTTTTTTGTGTTTGAACGGCGCACCCTGCCGCATCAGTCGATGCAGTATTCGAAGGACTACCGGTGGGTGTCCAATGACCGTATCGGCAGGCGACCGGCTTATCAGTTTCTCGGGGAGGGGGAGACCTCGCGCACCCTGTCGGGGACGCTGTACCCTGAAATCACCGGCGGGCGTCTGTCGCTGCAGGCCATTGAGCTGATGGCCGATGAGGGGCGCGCGTGGCCGCTGATTGACGGAACCGGCATGATCCACGGGATGTACGTTATCGATAAAGTGACTCATAACCACACCGAGCTTTTCAGCGACGGCGCGGCGAGAAAAATCGAGTTCACTTTGTCCCTGAAACGTGTCGACGAGTCGCTCGCGGCCATGTATGGCGACCTGAAAACGCAGGCGGATAATCTGGTCACGTCTGCCAGTGAATGGGCGGGAGGGCTGGCAGGATGATAACGGGAATGAATATTCAGGCCGGGGCGCGTGTTGCCCCTGCGTATATGCTCACGCTGGACGGGGAGGATATCACGCAGAATTTCAGCGACCGGCTTATCGGCCTGACCATGACCGACAATCGCGGATTTGAGGCTGACCAGCTCGATATTGCGCTCGATGATACCGACGGGCTGGTCGAGCTGCCACCGCGCGGGGCATCGCTGACGCTGTGGCTGGGCTGGCAGGGCTCCGCACTGGTCAACAAGGGGAGTTTCACGGTTGATGAAATCGAGCACCGGGGCGCGCCTGATACGCTGACCATCCGGGGACGTAGCGCCGATTTTCGTGGGACGCTGAACTCCAGACGCGAACAGTCATGGCACGACACCACGCTCGGGGTGATTGTGGAGACCATCGCGCAGCGTAATAAGCTGACGGCCAGTGTTGCTGACTCCCTGAAAGCCATCGCCATTCCCCATATCGACCAGACGCAGGAATCCGACGCGGCGTTTTTGTCCCGACTTGCTGAGCGTAACGGTGCATCCGTGTCGGTGAAAGCCGGGAAATTATTATTCCTGAAAGCCGGTAGTGCGATGACGGCCAGTGGTAAGCCGATCCCCCAAATGACCGTTGAGCGTGGCGACGGCGACCGCCATCAGTTCGCCATTGCAGACCGGGAGGCTTACACCGGCGTGACGGCGAAATGGCTACATACCAGAGACCCGAAGCCACAAAGGCAAAAGGTGAAGCTCAAACGTAAACCCAAAGAACAGCATCTGCGCGCGCTGCAGCACCCGAAAGCCGCTAAAACATCGACAAAGGTCAGAGAGAAAAAGGCGCAGGAAGCCCGGGAAGGTGAGTATATGGCCGGAGAATCTGACAATGTTCTTGAGCTCACGACCATTTATGCCACAAAGGCGCAGGCTATGCGCGCGGCTCAGGCAAAGTGGGACAAGATACAGCGGGGCGTGGCGGAGTTTTCCATTACGCTTGCCACTGGCCGGGCTGATTTATTTCCTGAAACGCCGGTGGCCGTGAAAGGCTTTAAGCGCGTGATAGACGAGCAGGCATGGATTATCCGCCGTGTGGTGCACAGCCTTAACGGGAGCGGCTTCACGACGGGCTTAGAGCTTGAGGTTAAGGTTTCTGATGTGGAGTATGAGAGCGAAGAAATAGCGCAGTAATTTACTATATGTATTTGTTTTATAAGGTTAAAGTGAGTAAAATTGCTGTATTGAAAACGCTCAGAGGTGCTCATCATGTTTCACTGCCCGAAATGCCATTACGCCGCCCATGCCCGCACGAGTCGCTATTTTTCTGATACCACAAAAGAGCGGTATCATCAGTGCACAAACATCAACTGCAGTTGTACTTTTGTCACGACAGAAACCGTTGAGCGTTTCATTGTTTCACCGGGGGAAGTCGTACCAGCTCCACCGCACCCGACGATAACCGGTCAGCATCAAATGCCCTGGCTGTGAGCCAAAAGGAAACCCCGCAAATGCGGGGTTTTTTATCGATGTGGTCAATGTGTGGACATTGGAAGAAATAAATCCATTTATTTCAGTATATTACGTGCAAAAAATAAGCCTGCGTAAGGGAGATTACGCAGGCTAAGGAGGTGGTTCCTGGTACAGCTAGCATTTATGGGTTATGTTTTTCAGCGGATGAGATAATACCCTTAATGAACGAAGCGGTATGTGATCGATTTCTAAGAATCTTCCGAACGCTGAAAAATAACCGTAATTAACTACTTAGCATGTGGGTTGCGCGTGGACTCACCGGTAAAATTACGCATCAACAATGCATAATTCAGATCGATATCCTCCGGTACAGGCATCCACACGGTGTAACCATCGCCCGGCGCAACCGGCATCGCTTCGCCTTTCGCGTTTTCCATCTGTCCGAGGGTAAAGTTGATGTTGCCCTGTGGGGTCATCAGCTCCAGGCTGTCGCCGACGGTGAATTTATTTTTCACCAGCACAGCCGCCAGTTCACCTTTACGTTCGCCAGTGAATTCGCCGACAAACTGCTGACGCTCGGAAACAGAGAAGCCGTATTCGTAGTTCTGATAGTCGTCATGCGTATGGCGGCGCAGGAACCCCTCGGTGTAACCGCGATGCGCCAGACCTTCCAGCGTTTCCAGCAGTTGCGGGTCGAACGGTTTACCGGCAGCGGCATCATCAATGGCCTTGCGATAAACCTGCGCGGTACGTGCACAGTAATAGTATGATTTAGTACGGCCTTCAATTTTCAGCGAATGCACGCCCATCTGAGTCAGGCGCTCAACGTGGGCAATGGCACGTAAATCCTTCGAGTTCATGATGTAAGTGCCGTGTTCGTCTTCAAACGCGGTCATGTACTCACCCGGACGCTGGGCTTCTTCGATCATAAAGACTTTGTCAGTCGGCGCGCCAATACCCAGCGTCGGCTCAACATTTTGTACCGGGATAGGCTCGTACTTATGCACGATATTGCCCACCACGTCTTCTTTGCCTTCCTGCACGTTGTATTCCCAGCGGCAGGCATTGGTACAGGTACCCTGATTTGGGTCACGCTTGTTGATGTAGCCAGAGAGCAGGCAGCGGCCGGAGTAAGCCATGCACAGCGCGCCGTGAACAAAGATCTCAATTTCCATATCCGGCACCTGGGTGCGGATCTCTTCAATTTCTTCCAACGACAGTTCGCGGGACAGGATCACACGGGTCAATCCCATCTGCTTCCAGAATTTCACCGTTGCCCAGTTTACGGCGTTAGCCTGTACTGAAAGGTGAATGTCCATGTCAGGGAAGTTTTCGCGCACCAACATAATCAGACCAGGGTCGGACATGATCAGTGCATCCGGTCCCATTTCCACCACCGGTTTCAGGTCACGAATGAAGGTCTTCAGCTTGGCGTTATGCGGGGCAATATTAACCACCACATAGAATTTTTTACCCAGTTCATGGGCTTCATTAATGCCTAGCTGCAGGTTTTCGTGATTGAATTCGTTGTTGCGTACGCGCAGTGAGTAACGCGGTTGGCCCGCATATACAGCGTCTGCGCCATAGGCGAAAGCGTAACGCATGTTTTTCAGCGTTCCCGCCGGGGAAAGGAGTTCCGGTTTAAACAT